CGGCAGGGAAACGGTAATGGAGGATTTCTGGCGGTTGGCACAACACATCGAAGCCGCCTTAGAATACTCAGCAGGAACCCACACTCTTCAAGATGTTGCGCAGGGTGTAGAGGAGAACAGATTCCAGGTTTGGCCTGGAGTCAAAAGCGTAGTCATCACAGAGATCATTGTCTACCCGCGACTCAAGAATCTGCATTATTTTCTTGCTGGCGGCGACCTAGATGAACTCAAGCGGATGCGACCACACATCGAGGCTTGGGGAAAGCAGATTGGTTGCACGCGAGTTACCTTGGCTGGCCGTAAGGGTTGGGCAAGGACGTTTTTAGCAGATGAGGGATATGCACCGAAGTGGCATATTCTGAGCAAGGAGTTGTAGATGGCGACAAGAAACCGTTACGCTGAGATCATGTCTCAATTTGGACAGTCGCAACCGTTTTCGTTCTTTGGTATGCCGTCCGGTGGGTTCAACCCTTATGCATCCGACTACACCGGAGGATTCACTCCGTACCAGCGTCCTCTTCCTGTACCAACACTGCCAGTAGAGCAAGACCAATATGCTGGATTGATTCAGCAGATTGGCGGTAGTGGTGGTGGCGGCGGCTACAGCAGCAGTCCAGAAGGACAAGCCGCAAGAGAAGCGCCTATGAGCGATAGCGAAAGAGCATTTCAGCTTTCCGTCAATGAAGCTATAGCCGGTGGTATTGATAATCTATCGAGATTATCTCCAGTAGCAACAGGGTTAAAAGCACTTTTTTCTCCAAGAGAAGCCTCAGATAACAGCACTGGCGGACCATCAAGAGCGCCATCTCCAGCAACAATAAACGTAAGAGAAACATATCGTGGAGATTTAGGTGATCCTGGACCTGGTTGGACAAGACAAAATTTAGGTAAAGGTGAACAGGTATTTACCCGTGAAGTCCCTGTAGCTAAAGCTAGTTTTTCCGATCCCGAAGGAAATTTCGACTTTGCAGCATTTGAAAGAGCAGGGTATTCCATGCCAGGAATCGGTGGTGGTCAAGGTAGAACTAGCGGTGGCTATACAGTTGGCGGGTTTAAGGCTGATTCACCAGAAGCAGCAAGAGCAGCATCCGGACAGTTTGGAATGGACCCTAGCACGCGAGGAAACTTTGCTGCTGGCCTAGCTAAAGGCGGCTACGTCTCCATGCAGCATTTGGGAGGACCTGACCCAGAGGGTCCGGATGACGGCTACGCTGCGCTCAAGGATGGCGAGTTTGTCATCAACGACAAGGCGGTGAAGAAGTACGGTATCGAGTTGATGCAGGCCATTAACTCGGGCAAGATTTCAAAGGGCAAGCTACGCGGCTTGCTCGAAATGTAAGGAGAAACGATATGTCTAAAGGCGGCGGCAGCACTACAAGCACCACAGCAATTGATCCTGATCTGAAGGCGGCTTATCTAGCCAACATCGGTCAGGCCCAGAGCGTAGCGGGTGCATTACCTACTCGGCAGTTTGCAGGGTTCAATCCGCTGTACCAGGCTGGCGAGGAGATGGTCACGAATGAGGCACTGACACCGTTCACTGGCGAGTCCATCCAGCAGTTCATGAACCCCTATGAGACTGACGTTATCCAGCGTGCATTGGCTGATGTCGGTGGCTCATTGGAGACCCAGCGTCTCAAGGACCGGCAGGCAGCTACCGCTGCACGCGCCTTTGGCGGGTCTCGCCAGGGCGTGCAGGAGTCACTCACAAATGCCGCTGCCATCAAGCAGGCGGCTGATACCGCTGCGCAGATGCGTGCGGCGGGTTACGGGCAGGCTGCTGGGCTGGCTCAGTACGCGAAGGGAGCCAACATCTCCGGCGGCCAGGCGGTGATGGGACTGGGCGGTGCGCGTCAGCAGTTGGAGCAGGCGCAGTTGGATGCCCTGCGCAACATCGGTCTGGAGAAGCTACAGATTGCAACCGGTGGACTCAGCACCCAGCTACCGAATCTCGGGATGACCCAGACGCAACCGTACTATCGGAATCAGGTGTCAGGCGCTTTGGGCGGTGCGTTGGCAGGGCAGCGTCTAGGCGGTGCGGATTACGGTGGAACCGGCGCTTTGCTTGGTGGTTTGCTTGGACTATTTGGTGGATAAGGGGAACAAGATGGCCTACCCGTATGACATTTACAACTTGAATCCTAGAAATGTTGGTCAGTTAGACCTGACTCAACAGCAGTTGGAGTTGATCCGGCAACAACAAGCGATGTCTCCTTTCGCTGCTTACACACGGGCAACGCTGCCTGCTCAATCACGCTACACCTTTGAAGGCATTGCACCGAGTGCTGTACCAGGCATTCAGTCTGGTGACCTACGCTCTGCACCATCAGGCTCGCAGTACATAAACCAGACGCTGTCGGATCAATACTTGCGTTCAGCAACTGGCAATGCACCGCTGGAGCCAATGCAAGAAGCGCCATTGCAGACATTTGACGAGGCTTATGGCGATATGCAGCCACGCCGCACACTCGGCCTGCTGGGTGATATGTTTGGCGGTGCATCCGCGCTGGATGAGTACATGACGCCAGAGCAAAGAGCGCAGCTACAGAACCAAGGCGTAATGGCAGCGGCCATGCAACTGCTTGCGGCATCAGGACCAAGCCGAGTGCCAGTAGGACTAGGCCAGGCGCTTGGTGAGGCGTATGGTGCTGGTCAGAAGGGCTACACGGCAGCGCAGCAGAATCTGCTACAGAGCATGGCAGCCAAGCAGAAGATGGATGAGGCTAAAGCCACAAAGGATATGCAAGCCACAGTGTCTACATTCCTGACGCAGAAAGCGCCAGAAGGCGTTGACGCCAAAGAGTTCAAGGCGCAGCAGTACATGAAGCTGGCAGATGTCTATGCTGCACGCAATCCTGAGCAGGCCAGTAAGTTCTTTGACATGGCGCAGAAGCTGATGCCTGCAAAAGAGGCTACGCCTGATGACATCAAGAAGCTGAATGCTTTGGGATTGCCCGTTACGCTTGAAAACTTGGCAAAGCTAAAACCGTCTGCGGCTACTCAAGACCCAGAAAAAATTCGCATGTTGAAGGCACTTGGCTTGCCTGTTACTTTGGAAAGTTTGCGACTATTAGAACCAGATAAACAAGAGGCAAGCCCCACAGAGATAAGGCTTTTGCAGGCTACAAATACACCTGTGACTCTTGAAAACGTAATGAACCTACGCAAGTCAGGCGCTGGTGGTGGAACTACTGTATCGGTCAACACTGGTGAAAAGGGATTCACAAACGAGTTCAAGATCAAAGATGCATTCAGCGCTGAACCGGTATACAAAGAATACCAAGGGATGAAGAGCGCGTTCTCGCAGATTCAAGAGTCACTGAAGAAGGCTAATCCTATCGGTGACGTTGCAGCCGCGACAAAGATTATGAAACTGCTTGATCCTGGATCAGTGGTGCGCGAGTCTGAGTTGGGCATTGCTATGGCTGCCAGCGGGAAGATGGATAGGCTTACCAATTACGTTGATATGTACAAGAATGGAACTTTGCTGACTCCATCTCAACGTAATGAATTCAACGCGCTTGCAACTGAATTGTTTGCAGCGTCTGCCAAAGCGTACAACGACAAACGTAATGAGTACGCTGGGTTTGGTGCTAAGTACGGTATTGATGCCAACCAAGCGTTGGGTGCGGCTGTGATAGTGCCTCAACCAATGACAACGCCACCAGCAGCCGGTGGCGCTCCGGTGCTGACGTGGGACCCAGTAGCAAAGAAATTTAAGTGAGTACATCATGCCTCAACTAGTCAACATTGAAGGCGTCGGGGTAGTCTCTTTCCCTGACGGTATGAGCCAGGAGGAGATGGCCGCCGCTCTGTCTCAACTACCAGGCCAGCGCAGCGTAGCGCAGGACCTGGCACGCCAGGTAGGACTCACATCACGCGCGGCATTACCGGCTATGACGGGTGCAGCGATGGGCGGCATGGTAGGCGGCCCTCCAGGGGCTGCCATTGGCGCTCTGGGCGTCGGCCTGGGGACTATGGCGGGTGACCCTCTGGTGAGCCTGTTCAACCGCGCCACAGGCTACAAGGTTCCTACGCCGTCGCAGGCGTTTGAGAACATTGCCACCCAGATGGGACTGCCAGCGCCTGAGACCCCGACAGAGCGCGTGGTGAGCGACATCGTCCGCGCCGGTACTTCCACAGTCGGATCGGCGCGTGGCGCTGGCATAGTCGCGCAGAACCTGGCTAACGCCAACCTGATGCGCGGCCAGGCTGCGGGTATCCCGTCCGAGGTGTTCAACCTACTCTCGCGCTACCCAGCGCAGCAAGTGGCCGCTGCTGGTGCGGCAGGCGCTGCCGGTGGCACTCTGCGCGAGTCAGGCGCAAGCCCAGGCGCTCAGATGGGCGGCGCGATGCTGGCGGGTATGGTCGCACCTGGTAGCCCCAAATTGCCATTCACTCAGCGTGCGCTGGCAGCACCGGCAACCGTAGTGCAACCGTTTACCCAAGCTGGCCGCGATGTGATTGTGGGTAACGTGCTGAACCGGATGGCGACTAATCCAGAATTGGCGCAGCAGCGTCTTGCGAATGCTGCACCCCTAGTACCAGGCGTGCGACCAACAACTGCTGCCACAGCGTATGACCCTGGTCTTGCTGGTCTGGAAACACCATTACGGTCTGCGACATTTGACCCGACCAATTTATTCGGAGCAAGAATATCCACTAACCAAGAGGCGCTGCTGGATGCATATCGACGCCTATCAGGTAAGCCTGGCTCCATCCCATACGCCGAGGCAAAGCGGACTGATATCACTAGGCCAATGCGTGAAGAGGCTTTTGCTGGCGTTACCGTTCAGCCGGACATATTCCAAAGTTCAATTGGTTTGGTGGTGAACAAGGCAGTTCAGAACGTATTGGATAGCCCAGTTGGTGTACGCCAAGACGTTGAGAATGCAATGAGTTGGGCGACCAGCAGAATTGCAAAGGCTCGAAACCCTCAAGAGTTGTACGAGGTTCGTAAGGATTTGTATAATGCTGCGCAAGGCAAGTACAACCAGGAGAACCCGAGCCTGCGACTTGCCAAGGGTCAGCTTTCAGATGTCATTAAATCAATTGATGACGTGATTGAGGCCGCTGCACCTGGTTACTCTGCTTATCTGGCTAAGTACAAAAAGATGTCTGATCCTATTGACCAGATGCGATTGCTTCAAGACATTGAGGCTAAAGTTGCAACGGGTCAGCCAAACATAAGCGGGACCCCAGTATTGGCTGCTGGTCCTCTGCGCCGTCAGCTTGCAATTAGGGCAGACGAGTTAGGCACTGAGTTGTCACCGGCTGCGCAGCGCAGGCTGGACGCCATCATCACTGAGATCAATCGTGGCATGGCGTCTACAGCACCAGGCGTAAAGGCTCCAGGGTCTAACACTTTCCAGAACATGAGCATGGGCAACATGATTGGCCGAGTGTTCAGCGAATCGTTAGCAGATAACACCACGCTGCGCACAATGACGCGCCCACTAGACTGGCTATACAAGCTGCCTGACACCCAGGTCCAGCAGTTGCTGGTGGAGGCTATGCTTGACCCTCAGACGGCGGCTGTGCTGATGAGCAAGGCCAACATGATGAAGGTGGAGCCTCTCGCTAAGTCACTGCGCGAGAAGGCAATTCGTATGGGCATGGGAAGCGCAATCGGCGCAGCACAGGAGTAAGACGATGGCAACAGCATACCCAGGCGGTTTGCGCAAGCGCGGTGGCTTGCTGGACTACGAGGACACCATCCAGGCGACACCACGCAATGCATTCTTTGGTGGCGTGGCTGACTTGCTAGGCCAGGCGTACAAGCTGCCGGAGATGCCGCGTCTGGGTGTACCAGGCTTGGACTTTGTGGCCGCCAACAGGAACCGCCTGATGGACTTGCTTGGCGTCGGTGATGTGCAAAAGACCGCCGAGGCTATGGCATACGGCAACAGGCTAGGCACTGGCAGGGGCATGACGTACCAGCCACTGCCCGAGACGATGGGCGCTGCGATGGCGGTTGCGCCGTTTGCTGGTAAAGCTATCCGCGCCACAGAAGGGTTGCCGGTAGGTGCGAGCATAAAGCTGGTTGATGATGTTGCACCGCAAGCTGAAGCTATGCGCCTTGCCCAGCAACGGGCATTAACCGCTGGTCAATCTCCAAATGTGGAAACGAGAATGCTCCAACAAGGGTTTCAGCCTGACTGGTATCACGGGACAACAGGCGACATTACAAATTTCAAAACTGGTTTATTGGGTGAAGCTACTGGAGCGCCAAGTGCCAGAAAAGCATTTTTCTTTGCGCGTGATCCACAAAATCCACCAGCGTCAATGATGGTTAAGTCAACAGACCAATCATCTATTGATATGTTGAAAAAAATGGGAATGTCTGATGAAGAAATTGCTAGATTAAATGCAGTATCAATGGAAGGTCATGGCGCAGAAACAGCATCAGGTTATGCGCAAATTGGTGGATCAAGAGAATACAGAGACGCAATGCGCAAAGCCAATTTAGCGGAAAAACGCAAAGATTGGAATTCTTACGAGGAGAATATGCAAATTGCTGAAGATTCTGAAATAAAGGGTATGAATGAAAGGCAAACTCTAGTCGCTAAATATGGTGATGCTAGGGATACGATGCTAGACTCTATACAAAATTCCATTTTTAGCAAAAAATTGCCGCAAGCAGAAGCAGAAGCATTGGATGCAAAAGTTAAACAATTGATGCCTTATGGTTGGTACAACAGTTACAGTCAACCACAAATAGATGCTTTAAAAGAAAAATTTATTAATCTTGTCGGGCAGAAATCTGCTGCTCCAGCCTTAAAACAAATAGATAATTTCAAGTCTATTAGAGCAGAAAGAGAATTGATAGAACGTACTCAGCAAGGTGGTAATGTGATGCCTGTTGCTTTGCGCTATAAAAATCCGTTAGTCTATGATTTCCAAGGGCAAGGATACAGAGATCAATCGTATGCTGATTTACTTGATCAAGCACTTGCAGGCGGTAATGATGCAGTGATTATGAAAAACACTTATGACCCAGGCGGTAGTGCTGCCAAACTTATTGATGTTGGGGCTGTGTTTAAGCCTGAGCAAGTTCGTTCACGTTTTGCTGCTTACGACCCATTGAGAGTAACCGCAGCAACTGCCGCTGCTGCTGGGTTGGCGCCACCCGACTTGCTGGCAGCAGAAACGCCAGAAGAACTAAAACGCCGTCAGATGCGCGGCTTGCTGGCTCCATAAAAAGCCGCCATCAGCGGATCAACCTTGATCTTCCTGCGCTTGCTACGCTCACGCGCCAACCGGAAATCCTTGTCCTCCTGGGACTCACGCTCACGCACCCGCTGCACGCGCTCATACCGCGTATAGGCCGGTGGCATGGGAGCGTCAGTGCCTATGCCCCAAGCGTAGACCCTGGCAATCCTCCCGCTGGTGCGCGACCAGCTTGCGACGTAGACCTGGCCGCGCTCATGCATCTTCTTCATGTTGTACTCGGTGGCACGCTCAGACAGGAACACCGTAGCCGCCAGTTCTTTGCGGGTCATGGGGCGCTTTCTCAGCGCCTGCTCAATCTGCTTTAGTCGGGTTGGCTGCACGTTCTACTTTCACTCTCTCCATCGTCGAGAAACGATGCCCATTGGCGCACTCATACCGACGGTAGGTTTCATTGTCGTACTTATGCCTGGTCTCCAGCACGCGGGTCCAGGCTTTGCACTGCGGTTGTGGGCAGATCACGAGTTGCGCTCCTTGAGTTTGGCAATGAGAGCAAGAGCGAATTGATACGTTTCACGGGTTTCGTTATACCCAGCCGTACTGTGTATCTCCTCATCTGTCAGCCCTACCCATGTGCGCTGTGGTGGGGTGGTGTAGAGAGGAACAGAACTTAATCGTGGCTCAAACAAACTAACAATGTCTTGTCCGCGCATATCTTTCCACATCCACGCCACAGGCTCCTGCGCTGGATGTGCATCAATATGCTCCAAGCATTTACTCAAAGCAAAATACAAGTTGCCATTGTCCACTTGAGAGTCTGGCGTACCGTATTCAGCAGCAATTCTTCTGGCCTCTAGCAAATTAACAGGCTCCTGCAACTTGTCCGCAGCCGCTTTACGCTTGGCTTGAAATCCGCGCTGTGGCAATTCAAGTTTTTCAAACAACGCATCTGTATCATTTTTCATAGCATTCCACCTTTCAAAGTTATGCAAGTGCCCTCAATCAGCGTGACCATCTGACCACCTTTGAGGGACATCTTGCGTAGGGTTTCTTTCTGGTCCTCAATTGCCTGGCGGCACTCGGACTCTCGGCTGAAGTAGCGCATCGACTGAGCGAACTCGCAGTTGCCATTCATGCAGACAAACAGGACGGGGATGTAGAGGATGTGGATCATGTCAGTTTGCACTCCTGGGTGAACAGCGCGGCGACAGTGCCGCATAGTGGTTGGTAGGTGAAGTAGCCCCAGGCCATGCAGACGGCTGCTACGACAGCCATCAGGCCGATGAAGAAGAACACGCTGGCTATCAGGCCCAGGACAATGCTGGCCCAGGACTCAATCTCATCATCTGTATCCATGATTCGTACTCCGGTGAATCAAACACAAACAGCATGGCGCAGAGCGCCAGCACGACTAGGCTAATTCGCCTTGGCATACGCCAACTCGGTCTGGATCGACTTCAGTTCCTGGCGCAGAATCTCGCATTCCTGGTCCATGCGTTTCTGCGTAAATTCAGCGCCACGCGCCCAGCCTGCCAGGGCAGCCTCGGTGCAGGCCGTGTGCAGCATGGTTGCCAGGTCACCGCGATCCACAATGCCAAAGTCGCCAACCGCAGGGAGGTGCGCGAACACGGTCTTCTTAATTTCGATTTCTAGAGGATTCATCATGCAAACCACCATTGTGTAAGGACGTAGGAAAGACCGGCGAGGATTGCGGCAGAGAGTGCCGCGTCAAGGATAAGTTTCTTCATGCTGCTGCTCCAATCTGGTGGGTGTATTCAAGGTAGTGGTTCTGCGCCATCACTTGACGCTGCTCATTGTCCTGCTCACGGCGGCGAGGGATGAAACGCTCAACGAACCCACTGTGCGGGAGAACGAACCCGTAACTCATAGGCTCATGGAAGAAGTTGCGCTGAGAGAGTTCCGACTCGCGCCAAAACGCCCCGGGGTTCTCGCGTTGCAAGCTAGCGGCGACCTTGTCAATCTGGTGGCCTCCAAAGCAAGCGGCAGCTTTAAGCTGGCTGCGTTGGTAGTTAGTGAGTTTCATTGTGATACCTCGGTTGTTGATGACGAGCGAATCATATCGCAGTTGATTACTGCATCACAAACAGCAGTTGCGAATTGCATTAGGGAAAACACCTACACATTTCGGTGTAGAATGCGTCAACAAGGAGATGATAATCTAATCATGGAATCTACTACACAATCTGCCATCAGGGCCATACGCGAGAAAGCGGAACGGTCAGGCTTCACTCTGAGCGATGTCGCATACGCGGCAGGCATTGACAAGGCCCAGGTCTCGCGTTGGTCTACCGGCAAGGTGGTTCCGCTGTACTCGGCGGTCATCAAGCTGCAAGAGGCTTGCGATGCCCTGGTGGAAGTCAGGCTGGCGCAGCTACAGAAGGAGAGCCAGCAGTGAACTATGTCATCGGCATCGACCCAGGCATCAGCGGAGCCGTTGCGGTATTCGAGGATGGCAAGCTGGTCAACGTCAGCGATATGCCTACGCTGAAGGTGGAATCAGGTAAGACTACGAAGAGCCACATCAGCGCCATCACCCTATTTCGGATGCTGGAGGGTTGGCAGCAGATGGGCAACGACCAGATGCACATCGTCATCGAGAAGGTTGGTGCTATGCCTGGTCAGGGCGTGACATCAATGTTTAACTTTGGGCGCAGCGCAGGCATCATAGAGGGCGTTGTGGCCGCCTTGCAACGTCCATATACCTATGTCACCCCTGCCACCTGGACGAAGGCTGTAGGCCGCGCAGCGGGTAAGGATGCCAGCCGTATGCGTGCGATGGAACTGTTCCCAAGCAAGGCCGAACTGTTCAAGCGTGCCAAGGACGATGGCCGCGCAGATGCTGCACTGATCGCTTACTGGTATCTGACAAAAAATGCTTGACCCGTTCAAAATCACAGAGCCAACGTGCATATCGTTCAGCGGTGGGCGCACGAGTGCCTATATGCTTTGGCGGGTGCTGCAAAGCAATGGTGGTTTGCCAGCAGAGGCCATTGTCTGCTTTGCCAACACTGGCAAAGAGGATGAGGCGACATTGAAATTCGTACAGGATTGCTCTGAGCAATGGAATGTTGAGATTCACTGGGTTGAGTTTCAAGACGCTGATCCTGCATTCAAGCGCGTGACGTTTGAGACCGCCAGCCGCGAAGGTGAGCCGTTTGAGGCGTTGATCCGCAAGCGCAATTACCTACCGAATCCGGTCACCAGGTTCTGCACCGTGGAACTGAAGATTCGCAGCATCCACAAATATCTGAAGTCGCTTGGTTGGGCGCACAACGAGTCAATGGATTGGGTTGGCATGAGAGCAGACGAGCAGCGCCGAGCCGCAAAGATCGCAGACAAGTCACGCATTCCACTGGTGACTGCTGGCATCACTAAGTCAGACATCTCGGCGTTTTGGAAGGCGCAACCGTTTGACCTGGGCCTGCCGAACATGAATGGCGTGACGATGCACGGCAATTGCGATTTGTGCTTTTTAAAAGGCGGCTCACAAGTGTTATCTTTAATTGCAGAAAATCCAAAACGTGCTATATGGTGGGCCAAAATGGAGGCATTGGCATTGGCATCCAAGCCAAGCGGTGCGGTGTTCCGTTCCGACCGGCCTAGCTACGCTCAGATGGCGGCATTCGCCGTTGACCAGCGCGATATGTTTGATCCCAACGAAGAAAGTATTGCCTGCTTTTGCGGGGACTGATCATGCTTGACCAACTACGCACCATGCGCGAACACATTATCTACCTGGGAACCCAGTTAGAGAAGGAGCGCGAATCTTCAAAAGAAAAGACTGTCCTGCTCAAGCGCCTGCTCGACCCAGATGACCTGGGTCACGCGGTCACCAACGAAGTACGCAAACAAGCCTATGCAATCATCAGCAACGAACACGAAAGAGAGAGAGAAAAATGGAACGGATCAAACTAAGGCCGAGCGCAGCATCACGCTGGATGGCGTGCCCCGCAAGTGTCCACCTGAGTGTCGGCATCCCTGACTCGCCTAGCGGTGAGGCTGCGCAGATTGGCACTGCCATCCACGCGCTGGCCGAGACGTGCTGGCAGACAGAGGATGACCCGAAGAACTACATCGACAAGCTGGTGGAGGGCATCCGCATCACCGAGCAGAACGCGGAGTTTGCGCAGCTACACCTGGACACCATCAAGCGCCTGGAGAAAGACTTAGGCCGAGTCCTGGTGGAGCAACACGGGACGGTGCTTGACACTATGCAGATTCAGCTATCAGGGACGTGCGACGTTGTCGGGTACAGCGTCAAGGACTCCATCATTGAGATCGTGGACCTAAAGACGGGACGCAACTACGTTGATGCCGACTCTGCGCAGTTGAAGATTTACGCTTTAGCGATGATGAAGGCGCTGGGCGATTTCCAGACCATCAGGCTGACCATTGTCCAGCCCCAGGTTGGCGCGAACCGGACTCACGAGATGAGCCTGTACGACTTGCTCCAGTGGCGTGACAATGAACTGATGACGGCGGTGAACAGCATTGCGACGATGAACGCCTACCCGATACCGTCACGCGATGCCTGCAAGTATTGCCCTGCCAAGCTACACTGCCCAGCCCTGCGGGAGAAGGCTTACGAGTTGCCCTTAGCGCCCACCAAGGAACTCAGCGAGAGCGAGATCGCTACCTGGTTGGAGCAGGGCGAACTGGTGGAGGCGTTCTACGAGGAACTGAAGAAGGTGGCGACCAAGCGCCTGGAGGATGGCGCGGCAGTGCCAGGCTGGAACCTGGTCCCGAAACGCGCTATCCGCAAGTGGAAGGAAGACATCGACATCAGCGACTTGCCGATTGAAACTGCCAAACTCTACAAGAGCGAACCAATCACGCCAGCGCAAGCTGAGAAATTACTGAGCAAAGATGACCGGCATCTGCTCGACGATTTGACAGAGAAAGTCTCAAGTGGGCTGACTCTGGCAAAGATGTTGGAATCCTCCGACATCTGACTTTGGGCGCAAGCCCGTTAACTTAGGAAACTGAAATGCTAAATCTTTCAAACAACAACGGTAGTGGTAACTCTTACATCCGCTTTGCTCCCCAAGCCAACGCCTGGACGAACCGCGACGGTGATGAAATCCAACTGAAAAAGGTGGTCATGGACCTGGACTCGGTGCAGACCGGCTGGCTGATGATTGGTGCTGGTGTACGCGATTGGCAGCCAGATGAGGTGCTGGGCGCGAAGAGCCAATCACCTGGCGAGGGCTACAAGCGCGGGTTTGTCGTGACCCTGTACTCTAAGGAACTCGGCCTGGTCGATTGGAGCGCCAACGCCTACGGCCCATGCAAGGGTTTTGAGAAAATCTACAACGAGGCCGACAAGGCTGCTGGTGACAACGAGGGCAAGCTGCCGGTCATCGAGTACGTGAACTCTACAGCCGAGAAGGTTGGCAAGGGCAACACGCGAGTGCCGAACTTCAAGCTGGTGTCTTGGGTTGCGCGTCCCGCTGGCATGAACGCGGAAGATGGCCTGGAGCAGTGGGCCGAGCCGGAGCCAGCGCCTGTACGCAAGGCGGCAAAGCCTGCGCCTGCACCTGTGATGGATGACGAAGAGTTTTTCTAACCAGTAGTCTGGTGGCCGGTGGGTTGATCTCCACCGGCTTTTTTTTCCTCTAAAAACTGAGAACGAGAAAATGGACACTGAAACAATAGCCAAAGCCCTGGGCAACGCCAAGCAAGTGAACGGGAACTGGCTTGCGAGTTGCCCTGTACCTGGGCACGGCAGGGGCAACGGGGACAAGAACCCGTCCCTCTCCATCAAGGAAGACAATGGCAAGTACCTGTTTCACTGCCACGGTGGGTGCGACCAGCACTCGGTATTCGACGCTGTCAGGGAGCGCAACCTATTGCCAGCGTTACAGCGCCAGGAGTACAGTCTCGCGCTCATTAAAGGTGAATTGATGACTATGCCAACGCTGGAGCAGGAGTGGGAGTACAAGGACGAGGCAGGCGAGACGCTGTTCGTAAAGCGCCGGTTCAAGACCAACACCGAGAAGGGCAAGACGTACTCTCTGCACAAGGTGGATGCCGCTGGCAACCGCAAGGGCAGCATGACAGGTGCGCGGATAGTGCCCTACCGCCTGCCGGAACTGCTCAACGCACGGGAAGCCGGACGCGCCATCTACCTGGTGGAGGGTGAGAAGGCAGCGGATGCCCTGGTCAGCATAGGAGCCATTGCCACTACGAGCCACGCCGGTGCAAGCCACTGGCCGGAAGACATCACCCAATACTTTGCTGGCGCGGTGGTGATAGTGGTTCCAGACTGCGATTTACCCGGGTGGAAGTACGCCAAGCGCGTAGTGGAGGCTCTGCTGCCGGTGGCTAAAGCAATCAGAGTGCTGGACTTCAACCTACCGGAATTGGGTGACGATGCTTATGAGTGGGTTGCGGATGGCGGGGATCGGGCAAGGCTGGCAGAACTCGCCAAGGCTTTGCCGGTCATCACCGACATAGACCAGGTGGTTACGCCCGAGTGGATTGTTCCACGGGAAACGAAAGAAACTACCGAAGTTACCGTAGAACCCGATAACTTCGGTAGAACTGAAGAGCCGCCCATCCTAGTACCACGGCAACTGCTCAACATTGAGTCATGGGATGACATTGAGGACGAGCCGGTGGAGTGGCTGATAGACAACGTACTCCCAAAGAAGGCGTTTGCAGCCCTATATGGACCGCCAGGCAGTTACAAGTCCTTTGTTGCCCTGGACATTGCGGAGGCGGTGGCAACGGGCAGGGCGTGGATGGGGCGGGAGGTGCAAGCTGCCGGTGCGGTGCTGTACATCTGCGGGGAGGGATTCGGCGGCATCGGCGCACGCATCAAAGCCTGCAAGATGCACAACCGCACGCAAGCTGGAGCCGAAATCTACGTCATCAGGGCCGCGATAAACATGAGGAGCAGCGCCGAGGACTTCGATCTGCTGGTGGCCTCGATAAAGGACCTGGTGGAGAAGACCGGCGTCCAGTTCGAACTGGTGCAGATTGACACCTTAGCCCGAGCGTTTGGCGGTGGCAACGAGAACAACTCAGAGGACATGGGAGCGTTTATCCACAACGCGGGAAGGATTCAGCGGATGTTGGGCTGCGCCATGATGGTCTTGCATCACAGCGGAAAGGATGCCACCAAGGGTTTGCGGGGACATAGCAGCCTGCTGGGAGCCGTGGATACCCAGTTGGAACTGATGAAGATTGACTCAGTGCCCAACCCGTCAGGCCCGATAGCTGGCAGCGGCATCCTCACCATCAGCAAGCAGAAGGATGGCCAGGACGGGGTGAAGATTGGGTTTGAGATGGTGAAGGTGGAGATACAGGGCGGGACGTTAGGCATTGCTGACGCACAGATCAGCCTGGCGGTCAGGGCATCAGACGAGGCGATTCAGCAGGAAATGCAGCAGCAAGCAGTGCAGCGTGAATCCAAACCACGCAAGCTGCAAGAGAACCAACAGGTGGCGCTGAACGCCATTCATAAGGCGTTAGAAAAGAATGGGCACATGACAAATGTGGGTGAGGAACGCCATAAGACGGTTACTGTGAACGAGTGGAAGGAGGCGTTTACCAAGCTGAAGGGTGACAGCAAGTCCATCGACAGCGACTTCTACAAGGGAAAGAAGTCGATGTTCGCATTGGAATTGGTTGGGTATTACGCAGTGACGATAGATGAAAAGGAAGTCACTTACTGCTGGGTGATTTACCCCGACAAGGACAAAGATGAGCCGTTTGTGTCCTCATTTTGATAGCCGACTTATGAAGTTGGCTATGAAAACATGGCAAGCTGGCTATGTACTAATGTTTGAGAAACATAGCCGACTTGTAAAAACATGGCAAGCTGGCTATGGTCAAGTCGGCCAGAAATAGGTAGTCGGATAGCCGACTTGCATAATATTGCTTAATGCAATATGAAGTCGGCTAGTCGGCTATCTCGGGATTTTGAAGTTGGCTATCAGTTGAAGTCGGCTATTGAAGGAGATGAGCATGGCATCGAGGAAACTTACGGATAGGGACGAGTTCCCGTCTGACCCTTTTAAGGTCTTCCAGCACTCGCTGATGGTGGAGATGGAACTGGCGAAGATGGAGCATGAGAAGACCTGGGGCATTGACCGAGTGATCGATCTGGTGGATGCCGAGTTCCGCAGGAAGTTCAACGCGCAGCGGGAGCGCATCTGGGAGGCCAGCCAGGCGCGGGACGAGGAACGGCTGGAGAAGGCCATTAAGGGAATGATCGCGGCATACAAGGCGCTCACCAGGTGGGCGACTGAGGCAGGCATTGAGCAGATGCCTAGAATCGATTGCATGGAACACCGGATGGCCGACGGGAGCCTGATGGTCATCGTGAGGGACAAGCAGATGGCGACTTGGTACGAGCAATTCCGCAAGGAGCCAGGCTCACGCTCGATCTGGACACTCGCGGAACTCGAGGTGGTGATGACGGGTCCTACGCTGACTCAGGTACGCGGTATCAAGGCGGCGATACCAAGCGCGACAATGGTTCCCGTGACGCCGCAAGGCAGCAGCGGGTTTGAGGAGATGGAGAACGACATCGACATCAGCAAACCGTTCAAGGGCGGGAAGATGTTTGATACGAAGGCAGCAGAAAGGGCTAAGAATGAGCGCAGGACGTGATTTGTGGGACGAGGTGGTACGCAGGGTGCTTGAGACAACGAAAAACGCTTGGAGGGTCATGTAATGCCTGGGAATCCGAAAGTGAGAGCCGATATTGCGCTGCTGGAGGACATCGATGACGAGTTGATCCTGTCGATGTTCGAAGAAGGGCGCAGCAAGGCAGACATATGCCGTGGCCTAGGCATAGGACGGCGTGCGCTCGATACGTGGATAGCGGACAACGACTACGAACCTATAATTACGCGCGCGCGGGTGGAAGCGGCCTCGCATCTCGCTTGCGAGACACTCGCCATAGCGGACGGAATGGACGTGGACAACGGCCAGCGCGACGTGCAGCGCATCAGGACGCGCCAGTGGCTGGCGGAACGCTGGGACAGGAAGACGTACGGCACTGACAAGGCGCAGGCCGTGAACATTTCCATTCAGGGTTTACGCATGGAGGCGCTGCGCCACGTCGAGGTGGTTGAGCAGTTATCCACAGACCAGATGCCAAAGTTATCCACAGAATGAGTGCATTTGCTCAAGGATTAAGCAGAAACACGCATAATCACCATGTTTTCATTCACATAATGGACACTGTGTTAAGTAGTTTGCTCGCACTAAGTGCAGACGCGCAGCGAAATACTCAATGGAATCATAGGCTTACGCGCACCATAGCCCAGCGTCAGAGGGGACGCGCAGCGTGCTGAGTTATCCACAGGCCGCGCCCTGGCCGCCGGACCGCGCCAACCCCCCCCGTGGGGCGCTGGCGGCGGGGCGGTTGTGGCAGTACCTAAACACCTACCGGATGCACGTTCCCCCTGACCCGCACCTCGCCTGACCCCCTACACCCTACCTGACAACGCACTATGTCTTCCAAAAAAAATTTAGCAAATCCCGAGAACCCGTTTATCGAGTTTGCCCTGCGCTACCGGAACGACCCAGTGCTGTTTGTCAGGGAGGTGCTGAACACCGAGCCTGATGTTTGGCAAGTAGAGTTTCTGAATCACATCGCGGCTGGAAACCGACGCATAAGCGTACGCTCCGGCCACGGCGTGGGTAAGTCAACCGCCAGCGCCTGGGCAATGGTCTGGTATCTGTTCCTGCGGTTCCCTGTCAAGATTGTGGTTACAGCGCCAACGTCAAGCCAGCTTTACGACGCGCTGTTCGCGGAACTGAAGCGGTGGGTGAAGCAGCTACCGCCGATGCTGCAAGATCAGTTGGATGTCAAGCAGGACAGGGTCGAGGTCAAGGAGGCTCCCAACGAGGCGTTCATCTCGGCCAGGACATCACGGGCAGAGCAGCCCGAAGCATTGCAAGGCGTGCACTCAGACAACGTCATGCTGGTGGCAGACGAGGCATCCGGTATCCCAGAGGCGGTGTTCGAAGCCGCAGCAGGCTCGATGTCGGGGCACAAGGCGGTGACGCTGTTGCTGGGTAATCCGGTGCGCTCCACCGGTTTCTTCTACGACACCCACAACCGGCTGAAGGATGACTGGGTGACGATGAAGGTGTCCTGCGCCGACTCGCCCCGAGTCTCAGAGGCGTACCTGGGCGAGATGGCGGCACGCTACGGCGAGGAGAGCAACGCCTACCGGATTCGCGTCCTTGGCGAGTTTCCGCGCTCAGATGACGATACTGTCATTCCGATGGAGTTACTGGAGATGGCGCAGCAGCGGGACGTTGAGCCTAGCGCGTCAGCGCCAATGGTCTGGGGCCTGGACGTAGCGCGGTTTGGAAGTGACCGGTCGGCACTCTGCAAGCGCAAGGGTAACGCGGTGACCGAGCCAATCAAGACCTGGAAGAATCTGGACCTGATGCAACTGACCGGTGCGGTGGTCTCCGAGTACGAGTCCCTGCCACCGAGTGAGCGACCTACAGAAATCCTGGTGGACAGCATCGGCCTGGGTGCGGGAGTGGTTGACCGGTTGCGGGAGTTGAATCTGCCCTGTCGCGGCATCAACGTCTCCGAGAGTCCAGCGATGGGCGCGACGTACCGGAACCTGAAGGCTGAGTTATGGCACAAGGCCAAAGCCTGGCTGGAGGGTCGGGACTGCAAGATGCCCAAGGATGAGGCTCTGGTGGCCGAGTTGGCTATCGTCCGGTATTCGTTTACCAGTTCCGGAAAGATTCAGATTGAGGGCAAGGACGAGATTCGCAAGCGCGGGTTCCCGAGTCCTGACAGGGCAGACGCCTTTTGCCTGACGTTTGCCTCAGACGCGGTGATCGGAGCGTTTGGCGGGGCTAAAGTGTCCTGGAGCAAGCCACTGCGCAGGAATCTTCCGCGAGTAGCATAATTGCGCATCCAACCAAAGGGGTGATCTATGAAGATTGACAAGGCCGCGAAGAAGATTGCTACTGTGATGAAAGAGTACAAGTCGGGCAAGCTGCACTCTGGCATGACCAAGCGCGTGGTGAAGAATCCAAAGCAGGCGATTGCCATTGCATTGAGTTCTGCTGGCAAGTCCAAGCCGAAGGGGAAGATGTAATGGCTACACGCGACGTACCAGCCAAGTACCAGGCGGCGATGAATCAGATGATGACGCCTGCCAAGGAGGTGGCGAAGTGCCCTATGCCTACCCAGGACGTGGTGCTGAACCTGAAGAATCGGGCGAAGGCAATCACCACTGCCGCCTACGGTCCGGAGAATCCGAAGCTGCCCAATAAGGTTTACTGGGAGCGTAAGGCCGACACCTGGGACGTGAGCGTGGAGGATGCTAAGAAGAGCGTCTGCGGTAACTGCGCGGCTTTCAACGTGCAGGACTCGATCAAGCAGTGCATTGCGAAAGGAATTGGAAATGAAGCAGACCCTTGGGGAACTATACGACTCGCTGACCTCGGCTATTGCGAGATTTTCGATTTCAAATGTGCCGCGAATCGTACTTGTCGGGCTTGGGTCGTGGGTGGCCCAAATACGGGTGAAAATCAAGACGAGGATGAATCTTTGGATGAAATGAATCAAGCAAATGAAGACTGAAGGTTGCTCAATTTACCAACATAGAAGGGCCGACAATGGTCAAATTTTCTATGTTGGTAAAGCATCTAATCCTTACAGGAAATTAAAAACTCAGAACAGAAACAGTCGCTGGCATGAAATAGTTAACGAGGCTGGTGGTTTTACTGCTGAAGAAATTGTCTCCAATGTTGACGAAGATTTGTCTTTGCTTGCAGAACAGGAATACATAGACAAGTTGAAAAAACTTGGCCTGCCAATTTGTAATTTAACAACTGGTGGTCAAGGCAGGTCTGGATGGAACCCAAGTGAGGAAACTAGAAAAATCTGGTCTGAGCAAAGGAAAGGCAGAGTGCCTCACAACAAAGGAAATAAAAAGCCAGTAGTTGTAAAAACACAAGAAGAAAAAGACGAAATAAAAAGAATTCGGGCAGAAAAAGTATCCAAAGCATTTAAGGGGAAAGAACCGTGGAATAAGGGACTTTCCTATGAATGCTTGGGTAGAAAAGGAAAAACTCCTTGGAACAAAGGCCAAAGAGTTGTCGGTTCTAAAAGATGGAAAATTGAACAAATGAAATTAGAAAGGGTTAAGTCATGAAACCTGGTCTGTACGCAAACATCAACGCCAAGCAGAAGCGGATCGCGGCTGGCTCCGGCGAGAAGATGAACAAAGTAGGAAGCAAGGCAGCGCCCAGCGCAGCCGACTTCCGCAAGGCGGCTAAGACGGCCAAGCCAGCCAAGAAGAAATGACGGCGGCCTGGACGCGCAAGGAGGGTAAGTCGGCCACTGGCGGCTTGAACGCCAAGGGTCGCGCCAGCGCCAAAGCAGAGGGCATGAATCTCAAGCCGCCGGTGAAGGCTGGCGACAACCCGCGTCGGGCGTCATTCCTTGCGCGAATGGGTGGTATGCCTGGCCCTGAGATGAAGGACGGGAAACCGACCAGGCTCTTGCTGAGTCTGAACGCCTGGGGCGCGACATCCAAGGCAGACGCCAAAGCCAAGGCGAAGGCCATCTCCGCGAGGAACAAAGCCAAGTGATAAGCCCAATTGCCATCAGCACCGTCCACGGCAAGAACCTGGCGGTGATGCTGGCGTCTATCCGCGAGTACTGCCCAGAGATTCCCGTGTACTTGCGCGGTCCGGCCTCGGTCCTTGACCGATTCGACGCCGACGTGAAGATGGTCGGGACACCGAGAAATTTCGGCGAGGACTACAACGACATCATCAACTGCGCACTCAAGGATTTCGACTCTGTCGTGGTGGCGAATGACGATATTGTCCTGACGCCGTCCAGCTACCGCGTCCTGATGGATGACGTGGAAATCGTCAAAGACATGGGACTGAACCCCGGGTGGATGGCGTCTAGGTGCGATTGGGCGCGTGCGGTGCAGAATATTCGCTGGAATCCCGAGGGTGAGGCGTTTGATATGTGCCGGTTCACGTCCGAGTCAAAGATTAGGCAGACAGACGTGATCTCGCCCATATTTGCCTGGATTTGTGCAGATGCCTTTGCCCAATGCCCATTTCCACCCCTAAATTGGTTTTCAGATGACGTTCAGTGCAGCGACCTGGAGGCACTCGGGTACAAGAATTTCGTGAGCGCGTCCTATGTCCACCACGTCGGGAGCCAGACGGTGGGCGTGAACGCCGAGTCCTTAACCAACCAGGCGATGCCCTGGCTTATGAAGCACCGACCCCAATATGTCAAACAGTGGTTTAACTCTTAACCTGGGTTCCGGCAAGGACTACAGGGATGACTGCCTCAACGCGGACATCCGGCCAGACGTAGGCGCAGATTGGGTGGTGGACATCTCCGACCTCCACATTGGCGGCATCGTCAAGTGGAAGGACAACTACATCCCCATCAAGCGCGGAGGCTTTGAGCGCATCATTGCCTTTGATGTTTTGGAGCATATCCCCAACCTGGTCAAGGCCATGACCAACTGCCGCGATCTGCTGGCTGATGGCGGTGAGATGCACATCGTCGTTCCCTACGAGTTGAGCCTGGGCGCTTGGCAGGACCCGACGCACGTCCGAGCGTTTAACGAGAATTCCTGGGTGTACTACTGCGGCTGGCACTGGTACTTGGGATGGAAGGATCACCGGTTTGACGTGACGCACCTGGACTACAAGCTGTCCGAGTATGGGAAAACCCTAGAATTGGGACTAGACGAGTTGCTGCGCACGCCTCGGGCGGTGGACAGTATGTACGTCGTACTTAGAAAGATACCCGTATGAACATGAACGATATGCCAATTACCACCGACGTGGCGGCCCAGCAGCCAATGGATGACACCGAACTGGAGGCGATCATCGGGCAAGACCTGACAGACGCCGTCAGTTATATCGATTCCGATATATCGCCCATTCGGGCGATGGGGACGGCCTACTACCGTGGCGACCCGTTTGGGAACGAGGAAGATGGTCGCTCCCAGGTGGTGGCAATGGAGGTGCGCGACACCGTCAGCGCCATGATGCCAAGCCTGATGCGGGTGTTTTTCTCCAGCGAGAACACCGTCGAATATATGCCGGAGACACCGGCAGACGTTGAGTACGCCAAGCAGGCCACCGACTACGCTAACTTCATCTTTAACTCGGACAACAACGGGTTCATGACCACCTACGCCATCTTCAAGGACAGCCTAGTCCGGAAGTGCGGCATTGCTAAGTTCTGGTGGGAGGACTCCGAGAAGGTGGAGATCACCGACTTCACCGGCCTGGACGAGCAGACCCTGCAAATACTGATGCAGGAGCAGGCCGAGGTCAAGATCATTGTCAGCTACCCCGACCCTGATGCGGATCAGATGCTGCCAAGGATTGACCCAATGACGGGTCAGATGCTGCCGCCCCCACCGCCTCCCATGCTGCACGATGTGCAACTCAAGCGCGTGACCAAGGACGGGCGCATCAAGATCATGGCAGTACCGCCCGAGGAGTTGCTGATCGACCGCCGAGCGCGGTCCTTTGACGATTGCAGCCTGATCGCGCACCGCAAGATGGCGACAGTCGCCGAATTGATTGCGATGGGCTACGACGAGGACGAGGTGCTGGACAACGTCACAGCATCCGACCTGGACGATAACGAAGAGTATTTGGCACGCCAGCCGCTGGCGACAGCAGTCGGACAGACCGACAGCGCCAACCCTATGCAGCGGCGCGTCCTGTACATCGAGGCGTACGAGCGCATCGACTACGACGGCGATGGCATCCCCGAACTCCGGAAAATCTGCTGCATGGGTTCCGGATACAAGGTCGTGCGTAATTTGCCAGCGTCCTACATCCCATTCGTGGACTTCCCCTGCGACCCCGAGCCACACACCAGCCCCATCGAGGCGATGTCCATTTTCGACATCACGCACGACATCCAGGAGATCAAGTCCGAGATTCTGCGCAACACGCTGGACTCATTGGCGCAGTCCATCCACCCCCGTACTGCCGTAGTTGAGGGCCAGGTCAACATGGACGACGTGCTAAACAACGAGACCGGAGCCATCATTCGTATGCGTGCCCCTGGCATGGTGCAACCGTTCTCCAGCCCGTTTGTCGGGCAGGCCGCGTTCCCCATGCTGGACTACATTGACCAGATTAAGGAAGACCGCACCGGCATGAGCAAGGCCGCGATGGGTCTGAACGCCGACGCATTGCAGTCCAGCACCAAGGCAGCGGTCAACGCCACCATCAGCGCGTCCCAGGGCCGCATCGAACTCACGGCGCGGATGATGGCCGAGGGCATGAAGAAGCTGTTTAAGGGCATCCTGTTCCTGATGGTGACCCACCAAGACAAGCCTCGCATGATTCGCCTGCGCGACCAGTTTGTGGAGATTGACCCACGCGCCTGGAACGCCAACATGGACGTGAGCATCAACATCGGCCTGGGCAACGGCGACACCAATGAGCGCCTCCAGGCTCTGATGATGATTAGCGCCAAGCAGCAGGAGGCGCTGACGCAACTCGGCGCTCAGAACCCGCTGGTAAGCCCGTCCATGTACGCCAGCACCCTGCGCAAAATCGTGGAACTCTCAGGGTTCAAGGACTCCAGCCAGTTCTTCAACGACATCCCCGCCGACTACCAGCCGCCAGCTCCACCACCTCCAAAACCGACACCCGAAGAGGTGCTGGCAGAGGTGCAGGCTAAGTCCATCGAGGCCGACATCCAGAAGAAGGCCGCCGAGTTGGAACTCAAGCGCGAGCAGATGATTCGTGATGATGACTTCCGGCGCGACCAGTTGGCGCAGGATGGACTACTAAAGAAATACGAAATTGAGTTAAAGTACAACGCACAAATTAGCAACGCTGAGATTCAAGCTGTCACCAGCATGAATCGAGAGGCAACCATCAACCAACCTGGAATGGCATGACAGATCAAGCAATACGCTCTGGCCGCAAGGCACAGGAACTCTTAGAGGATGAGACGTTCAATACAGCAATCACCAAGATTGAGAACGAACAACTCTGGATTTTCAAGAGCAGCAAACCCGAAGAATCCGCGAAACGCGAGATGGCCTGGTCCATGTTGAGGGCAATAGACAACCTCAAGGGTGAACTCACAAAGACCATCGACAACGCAAAAGTGGCGCAGCGTGCGCTGGAACGGGTTAGCAAATGACAGAATCACTCAATATGGACGCAGCAGTCCAGGCACTCACGGCCATACTTCCCGACGAGGGAGAAAAGTCAACCGACGAGGCGTTATCTCAGGAAACTGAGGCGGCGGTGGATGAAGAATTGTCCGGTGATGCAGACGCATCGGACGATGAAACACCCAGCGAACAGTCAGAGGAAGATGAGGAATCAGAGGAGAGCGAAGAGCCGCAGACTTTCACCGTCAAGGTAGATGGCAAGGAAGTTACTGTAACGCTTGACGAACTCCAACAAGGTTACTCACGCACTCAAGACTATACGCGGAAGACCCAGCAGATTGCCGAGGTGCGCAAGCAAGTCGAGCAAGAGAGCCAGGCCATCCGCGCCGAGCGTGCGCAGTACGCTCAATTGTTAGGAGCATTGGAGCAGCAGGTTCAGCAGGCAGCAGAGCCTCAGATCGACTGGGACCGCCTCTACCAAGAGGACCCCATCGAGTGGGTGAGGCAAAAGGAGTTGGTGCGAGAGAACCAGACCAAGTACGCGGCTATTCAGAGCGAACAGCAGCGTCTTGCAGAAATCTCACGCGCAGAACAGGCGCAGTCTATGCAGGCATTTCTTGCTCAAGAGCAAGACAAATTGATGGAAGTCCTACCCGAGTGGAAGGACCCCGCCAAGGCCAAGGCAGAGAAGGCGCTACTCATCGAATTCGGCCAGAAGGCGGGATTCCAGCCTGATGAACTGAAGAACATTTTTGACCACCGCGTCGTGAACGTGTTGCGTAAAGCGGCACTGTACGAGCAGATGATGTCCAAGCGGGGCAACATTAAGCCGGTGACCAACAATGGCCCAAGACCAGCCAAGCCAGGTGCAGCAGGTCGAGTCTCCACAACAAGCGAGTCAACGCGCGCAAAACAACGTCTTGCAAAAAGTGGCCGCGTACAAGACGCGGTCTCCGCAATTGAACTTTTATTAAAGTGAGTAAATCATGGCAATCGTAACCAATACTTTCACTACCTTTGACGCCAAAGGTATCCGTGAAGACCTGTCCAACATCATCACCAATATCGCACCCGAAGAAACTCCTTACATGAGTAACATCGGACGCGAATCAATCAGCAATTCGCTGTTTGAATTCCAAAGCGATACCCTGGCGGCAGCAGCGGCCAACAAGCAGATCGAGGGTGACGATGTCGCCTCTTTTGATGCTGTTACCGCAACCGTTCGCCTGCAAAACTACGCTCAGATTTCGCGCAAGACCATCATCTTGTCCGCGACTGAAGAGGTGGTTAATAAGGCTGGCCGTCGCAGCGAACTGGCATACCAGATCGCCAAGCGTAGCGCCGAACTGAAGCGCGACCAAGAGTTCACCATGCTGAATGGCGCGGTGGCTGCCGCTGGTAGCACCAGCACCGCACGCGGTACTGCATCTCTGGGCGCGTGGGTCAAGACCAACGTCGATATGCAGACCAACGGCGTGAATCCGTCGTACACCACGCTGCCATCCAGCGCACGCACTGACGGTAACGTCCGCACCTTTACTGAGACCATTCTCAAGAATGTGATTCAGCAAGTGTGGGCTGCTGGCGGCACTCCTAAGATACTGATGACCGGCCCTGTTAACAAGCAGCGCGTCAGCGGATTCTCTGGTATCGCCTCCAGCCGTTTCAACATCAACGGCGGTGAAAAGCCTGCGACATTGATCGGCGCGGTTGATGTCTACGTCAGCGACTTTGGAAACGTCAGCGTTATCGCAAACCGTTTCCAACGTGAGCGCGACGCTTGGGTGTTGGACCCCGAGTACGCCAAGATGGTTGTGCTGCGTCCTTACCAGCAAATTGAACTCGCTAAGACCGGCGACGCTGAGAAGCGTATGTTGCTGGTTGAGTGGGGTCACAAGGTGCTGGCCGAGAACGCTCACGGCCTGGCTGCTGACCTGGTTACGTCGTAATCAAGTGAAAGGGATCAGGGCAACCTGGTCCCTTTTTTAACGCATGAACAATCAAGTATTTGACGAGAACAAGGAAGCGGGGATTACCCGTTTTTGGCATTTCAACGATGAAACCGGCCAAGCAACGATTCAGACTCAGCAGGATGTCACAGCAGTCGTTGAAGCAAACAAGGCGGATTTCAATAAGGTAGATGAGCGAGCAAACTGGAAGGGCGAGTGGCATCACGTTGCCAGCATTCCAGAGGGCGTCTACTACAAACTCAAGGCCGAGGGCAAGCTGGACGATCAGGCGTACATGAAACGCTGGCTCAATGACCCCGACAACAGATTTTTCAGAACGAGACCTGGACAAGTATGAATAACTACATTGCAGTCTGCACCCCAGCCCGTGACATGGTCCACGCCAACTTCACCTATTGCCTGGTGAATATGGTCTGCTACCACACGCTGAACACGACAGACGCAGTGTCTCTCAAGATCATGCAGGGTACGCTGATACAGAACCAGCGTGCTGACCTGGCGCTGGATGCGATGGGCGAGGGATGCACCCATATCCTGTTCATCGACTCCGACATGACGTTCCCGCAGGACATGGTGGAGCGCCTGCTCAAGCATGACCTGGACATTGTGGCGACCAACTGCGCACGCCGACGCATCCCTACCGGCCCGACTGCTCAGAAGTATGGCCCTGATGGCGAGCGCGAACTGGTCTACACCATGCCAGAGTCCACCGGCATCGAGGAAGTCGGCAGCATTGGCATGGGCGTGATGCTCATCAAGCGCAACGTCTTTGAGAAGCTGACAGAGCCTTGGTTCGAAACTCCCTGGCGCACCGACAAGCGCGGCTACATCGGTGAGGACATCTTCTTCTGCCGTAAGGCGCAGGCGGCAGGGTATAAAATCTACATAGACCACGACGTGAGCAAAGAGATCGGCCACATCGGGACGTTTGAATTCAAGCACGACCACACCTGGATGATGCGCGACATCGAGAAGGAAAAGGCAGAGCATGGCACTTAGCACCTACGCTGAACTGAAAGCCTCGGTGGCCGATTGGCTCAACCGTAGCGATCTCACGTCTGCCATCACCGACTTTGTGTCTCTTGCAGAAGCACAGATGGAGCGCGTTCTGCGCACCACCCAGATGATTACCCGCGCCACTGCCACCATTGACGCCGAATACAACGCGACACCAGGCGACTTCCTAGAGGCGCGGACGTTCAAGATGGACACCAACCCCGTCAGCCCGTTGCAGTTTGAGACTATCGACAGCCTGGATAACTTGTTGACCCAGTACACCTCCAGCGGCAAACCTTTGTTCTTTGGTGTGGTCGGGTCGCAGATTCGCGTTGTGCCTATCCCTGACTCCAACTACACGGGTGAGTTGATCTACTACAGCAAACTCGCCAAGCTGTCCGACTCCAACACCACCAACTGGCTGCTTACCAAAGCGCCTGACGTGTACTTGTACGGGTCACTGCTCCAGGCCGCACCCTACCTACAGGATGACGCGAGAATCCAAGTATGGGCTGGCCTGTACCAGCGAGGTATTGAAGAGCTGCAAATTGCAGATGAGCGCGGAGCGACTAGCGGCGGCGTGCTGAAGTCACGCGCAAGGTCTTTCGGTTAAAATTTTCCCAGTATTGGAGAACAAAATGCAATCTGAACGCATCAACGGTAAAGACGCTGCAAGCGTAGCAATTTCGCGTCAGTCTTCTATGGATGAAAGCATCGGCATCACCGGCTCTTACGAGTTGACTTGCTTTGACAAGGATGGCAATCTGAAGTGGGCCGAGCCAATCAAAAACCTGGTGGTGACGGTTGGCAAAAACGACTTGCTGGACAAGTATTTTGCTGGCTCTGCTTACACCGCTGCTTGGTACATTGCACTAGTCGATGGAGCCTCTAGCCCGACCTATGCTGCTGGTGACACTATGTCCTCGCACGCTGGCTGGAGCGAGGCAGTGCCTTACTCCAATTCCACCCGCCCAGCGGTAGCCTGGAACGCAGCGTCTGCTGGTTCCAAGGTGTCCACCGCTACGTCTTTCACGATCAACGCCACGGCTACAGTGGCCGGTGCATTCCTGACCACTGATAGCACCAAATCAGGCACTACGGGCATTCTGTACTCTGCTGGTAGCTTCACAGGCGGCAACCGTTCTATCGCCTCCGGAGACACTCTGAACGTCACCTACACCGCGTCGGTCTAAGGGGTCACTTATGGCGTTCAAGACAGGCGACAGCGTGACCATCAAGGGCACATCCATGACCGGCACGATTGTGGTCTGTGCAGTTGTGGATGACGAGTCCACCTTGCTGTTCAAGGTCCAATACACCGATCAATCCAACCAGGCACAAGAGCGTTTCTTCAAAGAAAACGAACTTGTTGCAAGCTGACCTATAGGAGTCTTTAATGGCTCTAGTCCTTGGTGATCGCGTACAGGAAACCACTACCACTACTGGTACTGGGACTGTAACGCTTGCTGGTGCTGTACCTGGCTATCAATCGTTTGCCATCGTTGGGAATGGCAATACAACATATTACAACATTACTGATGGTACGAATTGGGAAGTAGGAATTGGGACTTACACGTCTTCTGGAACTACTCTTAGCCGAGACACCGTTTTATCTTCTTCTAATAGCGATGCACTGGTAAATTTCCCAGCAGGAAGCAAAAACGTCTTTGTGACGTATCCAGCAGAAAAAGCTGTCTATACAGATTCGCCGAGCAGTTTTGCGTTCAAGAACCGTTTTATCAACGGGCAGATGTTTGTTGCGCAGCGCGGTACATCTGGGACATCGGGCGCTGCTGTCCCTACTACTGCGCCTGTTTATCCGTGTGTTGACCGCTGGTATGCGTATGCAACAGGAGCAACCGTAACCGTAGCCCAAGTAGCTGGCTCTGGCGCAATCCAATACAACCTGCGGGCAACAGGCGCGGCATCTGTAACGGCAGTCGGTATTGGTCAGCGTATTGAGCAAGAAAACTGCTATGACATGGCTGGCAGCACAGCTACATTATCAGTAAACATTTCTAACTCTTTATTGACCACGGTCACTTGGACTGCAAGCTACGCAACCAGTGCGGATACATGGTCAGCTAAGACCCAGATTGCTACAGGCACATTCACGGTTACCTCTACGCTGACAAACTACAGTGCACAAATTAGCATTCCAGCGGCAGCTACAACCGGTATTGAAATATTGTTTACTGTTGGCGCTCAAACTAGCGGGACTTGGGTTATTGGTAATGCTCAGTTGGAAAAAGGCGGTGTAGCTACTTCATTTGATTACCGCGCATATGGCACAGAATTGAATCTGTGCTATCGGTACTACTACAAAATTTTACCGGGGGATGTTAATGTTGCATTTGGTGCTGGAGGATTTTCCAACACTGCAACAGTGGCTTTTGTGCAGAACAATTATCCAATCCCATTGAGAATTACTCCGTCTGCTCTTGAACAAAGTGGGACTGCCGGTGATTATCAAATTGGTTCAACCGGAGTAAATATAAACTGCACTTCTGTCCCAATATATGTATCTTCTACGACAAAATATACTTTTTTTATACAGTTAACAAGCACTGCGGGTGGCATGACTGCGGGTCGTTATGCATACATAAAAACTGGAACTGTAACTGGCGCAAATGGATACCTTGCTTGGAGTGCTGAGCTATGAAGTTCCAAATACTTATGACAGATGAAGATGGTAATGTCATATACGCCCGCATTGACGATGACGGTAAGTGCCGCCTCACTTGCACAGAGAAACACCCAGAGTTTCAAGAGTGGATTACCCAAGGCAACACACCATTACCGGCTGACTAATCATGTTCGGTCTTGCACCATTTGGTACACCATTTAGCGCACCAGGGAATTCGTACTCTGTTTACGCTTTCTCTGGTGGCTATGGCGGCAACTTCTACGGGTACGGCCCGTATGGAATCAGCGTCACCAGCGATTTATTGATAGGTGGTTTTGGATACGACAAGTCTTTATCTGAGTCAGGGTCAGCATCAGATGCTGAGTCAGCAACTACAACGCTTGGCCTGACCATATCAGAAACGCTGTCAGCGTCTGACGTTCTAACCAACATTGCCACAATGGTGGCAAGCATCTCAGAGTCAGGGTCTGCGTCTGATGCAATAGACACCAGCCTGGTGGCAGTCGCATTTGCCAGCGAGTCTGTAACTGCATCGGACTCACTCAGCAGCACTATCGTATTCTTGGCGCTGGTATCTGAAAGTGCAAGCGCAGCAGACGCGCAAGTCTGCATCTTGACGATACCGGTTCAAGTGTCTGAGACAGTTAGCATATCTGATGCAATCACAAACGTATTGCAGGCAGTGGCGTCTGTTTCAGAGTCACTCACAGCGTCAGATGCAAGCGTAGGCGCATTGGATATGGCTGTTGCTGTAGCGGAGGCATTGACAGCATCAGAGTCAATATTTCCGACGTTCACATACCAGGTATTTAACGCTGAGTCTGTGACTGCATCGGATTCGTCAACGATGACCGCGACATTCTTAGTGGATGTCGCTGAGTCTTTGGCAGCGATAGACGCCTACGAAAACATCGGAATATTCGTAGCCAGCATCTCTGAGTCCGGTTCAGCATTGGACGATTACTTGCCAGGCTTGGATTTCCTCGCGTCAATTTCCGAGGCTGCAAGCGCACTGGACTACATCACTCAGAGGCTCAAATGGGAGCCGGAGCCAATTGCTCCAGAAACGTGGACAGATTCCGGTACATCTACCACAACATGGATTACGCAGTCTCCAAATACGGATAGCTGGTCTATAATTTCTGACAACACCAACACTTGGACACCATTAGGCGCAACGTCCAAGGATTGGACAACCCAATGAGGTAAATCATGGCTGATACCACGACGACCAACTTACTCCTTACCAAACCAGAGGTAGGAGCCTCAACTGATTCCTGGGGAACGAAGATAAATACGGACATGGGGTTAATTGACTCAGTGTTCGATGCGGCTGGAACCGGAACCAGCGTCGGTCTCAATGTGGGGTCAGGGAAAAAGCTAAAGCTGGTCGGTGATGTCATTGACACCAACGGCAACGAGTTGCTGAAGGTGACGGCCACAGCGTCTGCTGTGAACGAGTTGACACTTGCAAATGCAGCTACTGGTAACGCACCAGCGTTATCTGCTACAGGTGGCGACACAAACATTGGCATTGCACTTACGCCAAAAGGAACTGGTGGTGTTGTATTCCCAGCGGGTGCAGTTGGTACTCCTGCCATCACTACTACCGGCGACCTCAACACCGGCATCTTTTTCCCCGCTGCTGACACCATTGCATTTGCTGAAGGCGGTGCAGAGGCTATGCGTATTGACTCCGCTGGTGCTGTTTTTATTAATGCAACGTCAGCAAGTAGTTTTTCTGCTGGTGCAAGGCTGTCAGTTTTAGGCATTGAGGGAGAATTTTCAGCAGTATTCCGTGCACCTAACACGGGAAACTATATTGTGCTTTCCTGCGATAACCCAAATGGGCAAGTCGGAAAAATTCAAACAAGCGGTTCTGCAACATCATTTTTAACCTCATCTGATTACCGCCTAAAAGAAGACATTGCTCCTATGACCGGAGCCTTGGCTAAAGTAGCTGCGCTCAAGCCCGTAACGTACAAATGGAAGGTTGACGGAACTGATGGTCAAGGTTTTATTGCCCATGAATTGCAGGAGGTGGTTCCTGATTGCGTAGGAGGCAATAAAGACGCTGTAGATGCAAACGGGAATCCACAGTACCAAGGAGTTGACACCAGCTTCTTGGTTGCAACATTGACCGCCGCCATCCAAGAACTTACAGCCCGTGTTGTGGCGCTGGAGGCTAAATAATGGAATTCCAGCCAATGTTCAACTTCGTCGGTGGCGCGATCCTGGTCGCTGTTGGCTGGTGGTGTAAAGAGATATGGGATTCTGTCAAAGCCTTGAAGGAAGACATCAAGGCCATTGAGATTGATCTGCCCAAAAACTACGTCAGCAAGACAGACATTGAGAGCCGGTTTGACAAAATCGACGCGACCTTGGAGCGTTTATTTGATCGGCTAGAGAACAAGGCCGACAAGTGATTTCTCTGCTTGCCTCGGCTGAAAGCCCTTGGCCTGGCACTGAGACAAAGACGGTTTTGGTTTGTCGTATCCCTAAGAAAGATGAGGACAAGATGCTTAGAGCAAATGAGTTTATGGACAAAGATGGACGCATCTGCCGCTGGGCGGTAGTGAACGCAAAGTAATGGACCCGTTTACCGCATTCGCTATGGCACAAGCTGCTGTCGCTGGCATAAAAAAGCCATTGCTCTTGGTAAAGACATCCACGGCCTATACAAAGAATTCAGCGGTTTTTATCAAGCAGCGGATACAGTTCACCTAGCGAGCAGCAAAGCCAGGATTGCAAGCATAGGAAAGACAGATGCACAGATCAGCGCCCAGGCACTCCAGATCGCGCTGGCATCCAAGGCTTTGCGAGAGCATGAGAAGGAACTGAAGGACATACTTTTCTATAGTGGCAATGCTCCGGTCTGGGAAGAGATGATGGCAGAGCGCACCAGGATGATCAAGGAGCGCAACACGATGGAAAGAGAAGATTCAGAACGCAAGCAAAAGGACAAGGAAGCAAAAGTGGCAATCATCATGAACACACTCTGGATTTCCGGTGCATCCGCTATCGTTGTCCCACTGATCAGCGTCACGTTTCAAGTTATCACAAACAGAGGTTTCTCATGATTCCAATCATCGGCGCACTACTCGGCACACTGGCTGAAAACGGTCTGGGGCTGCTGTCCAGCGCTATCCAAGCCAAGGGCAAGGAAGTTGTAGAGAACACGCTTGGCATCAAGATACCCGACAACCCGACACCGGCTGATGTTGAGAAGCTGCGAGACTTGCAGTTCAAGCATGAAGAGCGCCTGATTGAGTTGGGCATCGAGAAAGCCAAGCTAGAGTTGGCCGAGATGGAGATGCTGGCAAAGGCGGCTCAGAATGACGCCGACAACATCACAGATCGGTGGGAGGCAGACATGAACTCTGACTCCTGGCTCTCAAAAAACATCCGGCCAATGAGCCTAATTGCCATCTTCATGGGCTACTTCCTGTTCGCCATGATGTCGGCCTACGGCCTCAATGCAAACGAGTCCTATGTGACCCTGCTGGGTAACTGGGGGATGCTGATCATGGGCGCTTACTTTGGTGGCCGCACCGTAGAGAAACTGGCAGAGATGAGGAGTTCAAAATGAGCCTAAGCACTGAACAAGCAGCGTTCCTGCTGGACTTCTGCAAGCTGGTGCAGCACGCCACCAACGAAGGTTTCATGGTCACTGGTGGCGAGTTGGCGCGTACACCGGAGCAGCAGGCTATCTACTTCAAGACGGGCCGGTCTAAGACTATGAACAGCATCCACCTCAAGCGTTGCGCTGCTGACCTCAACTTCTTCAAGGACGGGAAGATCATCTGGGACAAGGCTATCCTGGCTCCGATTGGCGCGTACTGGGAGAGCCTGCACCCGAAGAATCGCTGGGGTGGAAACTTCAAGAGTCTGGTGGACTGCCCGCACTTTGAACGAAACGTATGAGCGACTACACCGGCCAGATCACAACGCCAGCGCAGCCGAATCTCGGCAACCCTGGCGAGGTGTATGACCGCCTGTTCTTTAGCCAGACACTCAGCAACATCGGGAACTACGCCAAGCGCATCACAAACGCCCTGGGAGCGTTATTCGGACCGCGTGGGGGTAAGTACCTCAACGCTCCATATGGCGCGTTCCAGGACTCCACAGACCAGGCTGCGGCCAACACCACCACGGCCTACGCCATCACGTTTGACACCACCGACTTCAGCAATGGCGTCACGCTCTCAAACTCCTCTAGGCTGAACGTATCGCAGTCTGGCATCTACAACGTGCAGTTCAGCATCCAATTCAAGAACACCACCAATGACACGCAAGACGTAGATTTGTGGTTTAGGAAGAACGGCACAAACATTGACAATTCAAACAGTAGGTTTGGACTCAGTCCAAGAAAGTCATCAGGTGATCCATCTCACATGATTGGTGCGCTGAACTTTTTTGTCAGTTTGGCGGCCAATGACTATGTAGAGATTATGTGGCGGCCATCAGATGTAGGAGTCAGCATCGAACACTTTGCCGCCAGCAGCACGCCCACCAGACCGGCAGTACCGTCAGCCATAGTTACACTGTCGTTTGTCTCCAACCTATCGGTGTAATCATGGCACTCATTCCTCTCAAGATTCCCCCAGGCGTTTACCGCAACGGCACAGAGTACCAGGCAATGGGACGCTGGTACGACTCCAACCTGGTGCGCTGGTTTGAAAATACCCTGCGACCCATTGGCGGGTGGCGGGTGAAGTCCACGTCTGCCATGACGGGAATCTGCCGAGGCATCATCACCTGGCGAGACAACAGCGCGGCACGCTGGGCGGCGATGGGTACTCAGTCCAAGCTGTACGCGATGAATGCACTCGGGGTAGTCAAGGACATCACTCCTACTGGATTCACCACTGGCTCTGCTGACGCCACCGGCACAACCGGCTACGGGTACTGGACATATGGCAGCCTGTCTTATGGCACAGCGCGACCTGACACCGGATCAGTACCGGCCACCACCTGGAGCCTGGACACCTGGGGCGAGTACCTGGTGGCTTGCAGCAGCACAGACGGCAAGCTGTACGAGTGGCAGCTAGGTTTCACGACTCCCACTATCGCGGCTGTCATCACCAACGCACCGACAAGCTGCGCGGCGCTGATGACCACCAGCGAGCGCATCATCTTTGCCCTGGGCGCATCGGGTAATCCGCGCCTGGTGAAGTGGTGCGATCAGGAGAACAACACGACCTGGACGGCGGCAGCCAACAACCAGGCGGGTGACTTTGAACTGGCAACGCCAGGGTCTCTAAGGTGCGGCAAGCGCGTGCGAGGCGTCAACATCCTATTTACTGACACAGACGCGCACGTCGCCAGTTACATCGGCCTGCCATTCGTCTACAGTTTTGAGAAGGTGGGCAGCGGGTGTGGAGTCATCTCCGCGCAGGCGGTGGCGGCCATCGACACGTCCGCGATGTGGATGAGTCAGTCGGGATTCTGGTCATACGACGGGTACGTCAAGCCTATGCAGTGCGATGTCGGGGACTACGTCTTCAACAATATCAACTATGCCCAGGCGTCCAAGGTCTACGCCGTCCACAACTCTACCTATGGCGAGGTGACCTGGTTCTACCCGTCACTGTCCTCCACTGAGAATGACAGCTATGTCACCTACAACTACCGTGAGGGGCATTGGGCTATCGGGATGATGGCTCGCACAGCCGGAACAGATCGAGGCGTATTCGCCAACCCGCTGTTTGTCAGCACCGACGGGTACATCTACGACCACGAGGTCGGCTACACCTACGACTCGGTGGCTCCCTACGCGCAGTCCGGTCCGATTGAACTCGGGAACGGCGACAACGTGATGGCCGTCAGGTCAGTGATACCAGACGAGCAGACGCTGGGCGAGGTCCTGATCTCATTCACGGCCAGGATGTACCCAACATCGGCAGAGACAAGCTACGGCCCGTTCAGCGCGAAAGCCCCAACCGATACCCGATTCTCAGGACGGTCAGTCAAGATGAAGGTCACCGGAAACGTGCTGGACGATTGGCGGGTCGGCGTGATGCGGCTGGAGGCTACATCGGCAGGGAAACGGTAATGGAGGATTTCTGGCGGTTGGCACAACACATCGAAGCCGCCTTAGAATACTCAGCAGGAACCCACACTCTTCAAGATGTTGCGCAGGGTGTAGAGGAGAACAGATTCCAGCTATGGCCTGGAGTCAAAAGCGCAGTCATCACAGAGATCATTGTCTATCCGCGACTCAAGAATCTGCATTATTTTCTTGCTGGCGGCGACCTAGATGAACTCAAGCGGATGCGACCACACATCGAGGCTTGGGGTAAGCAGATTGGTTGCACGCGAGTTACCTTGGCTGGCCGTAAGGGTTGGGCAAGGACGTTTTTAGCAGACGAGGGATATGCCCCGAAGTGGCATATTCTGAGCAAGGAGTTGTAACAATGGACGCATGGGATTTCAGACAGCAAGCCTTAATGGGTGGCGCTTATGCGCCCATATTGGGTAACTTCCCATCTCCTACGCGACCGCAAAGTGCAGTTGATTTAGGTCCTGATACGTCATCTACTTGGAGTTCGTCTTACCCGACAACAACGGCAGCACCAGCGGCATCTGCTGCTACAAGCTACCGCTACAGCCCACGCACTTCTACTGGTAGACGCAACCGTTACGCGGAGATCATGTCCCAGTATGAGCAGTCTCAGCCGTTTTCGTTCTTTGGTTACCCAGAAAGCTACTCAGGCGGGTATGACGTTGCGCAACCCCAGGCAGCAGCACCCGTCACTCGCTACGAGGAGATCATGGCGCAGCCAGCTATGGGCGGTGGTGGTGGACGTGGTATGCCAGCAGATGAAGGTGGAACATTTACTGAACCCACCAGCGAGCAGGCGTACAACGTGTCTACTCTTGGAAGAAATTTAAGGTATGTGTCTCCACTGTTTGGAGGATTAGCCTCCATGTATGGCAATTACTTGGCAAGCCAAGTGAATCCCAATTACAGCAATGAAGGCAGAAACTATCCTGCGCCAACTGGTGGGTTTTTGAGTTCAGAAGCAGCGCCATCAGCATCAACTGGCACATTGAGTTTTGCTCCTCCAACTGAGGCGCAATATGGAGCATATCTTGCTCAACAGCAAGCAGATGCCGCAGGGCGTGAATATGGTACTGGCGCTGTACCTCCAACCATGACCCAGAATCAGTTTGCTGCGCAATATGCTGCATACGGTGCTGGACAGCAACCAGCAGCATCAACTGGTGGATTTACGCCATACAGCGGGACACAGAATGCTGTGCGTTCATATGACGCAATGGGTAGAGAAATATCACCAAATCAGGCTGCTTTGAGTGGGGCTAGTGTGGTTGTGTCTGATGCAAGATCAGCAGCAGAGGCCCAAGCTAGAGCAGATGCCGCTGCACAGGATGCACGAGTAGCGGCGTTTGATGCATCAAGAGAATCCACAAGAAGTGGCGGTGGCGGCGGCATGGGAGGCGATGGTGGCGGTGGTGTAGCTACCGGAGGCAACAACGGTGACGCATCAGGCGGTGGTGATCGCGGAACACGCGGTGGCTTTGCGCAAGGCGGTCACGTCTCCATGATGCACTTGCAAGGCCCGAACCCAATGGGTCCTGATGACGGCTACGCTGCGCTCAAGGATGGCGAGTTTGTCATCAACGACAAGGCAGTCAAAAAATACGGTATCGAGTTGATGCAGGCCATTAACTCGGGCAAGATTTCAAAGGGCAAGCTGCGCGGCTTGCTCGAAATGTAAGGAGAACGATATGTCGAAAGGCGGCGGCAGCACTACAGCAACCACAGCAATTGACCCTGATCTGAAGGCGGCTTATCTCCGCAATGTCGGGCAGGCTCAGAGCGTTGCGGGTGCATTACCTGTTCGGCAGTTTGCAGGGTTCAATCCGCTGTACACGGCTGGCGAGCAGCAAGTCACGAATGAGGCTCTGACACCATTTACTGGCGAGTCCATCCAGCAGTTTATGAACCCCTATGAGACTGACGTTATCCAGCGTGCATTGGCTGATGTCGGTGGCGCATTGGATACCCAGCGTCTCAAGGACCGGCAGGCGGCTACCGCTGCACGCGCCTTTGGTGGTTCACGCCAAGGCGTGCAGGAGTCACTCACAAATGCCGCAGCCATCAAGCAGGCGGCTGATACCGCAGCCCAGATGCGTGCCGCTGGTTACGGGCAGGCGGCTAACCTGGCTCAGTACGCCAAGGGTGCGAACATATCCGGCGGCCAGGCGGTGATGGGACTGGGCGGTGCGCGTCAGCAGTTGGAGCAGGCTCAGATGGATGCGTTGCGCAACATCGGCCTGGAGAAGCTGCAGATTGCCACTGGTGGACTCAGCACCAGCTTGCCAAACCTCGGCATGACGCAATCTCAGCCGTACTACAACAACCCGTTGTCAGGCGCTTTGGGTGGTGCATTGGCAGGACAGAGATTAGGCGGTGCAAACTATGGTGGAACCGGCGCGCTGCTAGGTGGTTTGCTTGGATACTTTGGTGGATAAGGGGAACAAGATGGCAACACTGTCAGATTTTTATTATGGTGACCCATACGCATTTGATCCATTAAGCCAGTATTACCTTGGTAGTGGGGTTAGAGATACAAGGCTCCTCCAGAACTATCGGCCAACGACTAGATTTATGTCGCGTGGGAAAGAACCTACGAGTTTATATTCCTCCAATTTGGGAACCTATGTTCCTACCCAAATGGGAGACTTCACTCCTAGCGCTGGACTGATGGGCGAGATGCAGCCGCTATCGAATCAACCGGAAGACGTATTCCAAACTCCAAACCAGCGCGGGTTTCAACCTGGCGGCTCAATGATGCCGACTGCGCAAAATGTTGTCGTTGAGGACGTGATGCCGCAGGACAACCCCAACTATCGTCCTGATGCAGAAGCTGCACCACGCCGCACACTCGGACTGCTGGGTGATATGTTTGGCGGTGCATCCGCGCTTGACGAGTACATGACGCCAGAGCAGAGAGCGCAGCTACAGAACCAGGGCGTAATGGCTGCGGCCATGCAACTGCTTGCGTCATCAGGCCCGAGCCGCACGCCCGTGGGACTCGGCCAGGCGCTTGGTGAGGCGTACGGTGCTGGACAGAAGGGCTACACGGCAGCACAGCAGAATCTGCTCCAGAGCATGACGATGAAGCAGAAGATGGATGAGGCTAAAGCCACAAAGGGTATGCAAGCCACAGTGTCTACATTCCTGGCGCAGAAAGCACCGGAAGGCGTTGACGCCAAAGAGTTCAAGGCGCAGCAGTACATGAGGCTCGCAGATGTCTACGCTGCAAGCAACCCAGATCAGGCCAGCAAGTTCTTTGACATGGCGCAGAAGCTGATGCCTGTACGCGCAAAGGTCAGCGGTCCTCCCATTGAGGTAACTGGACCTGATGGCAAGCCAATTCTTATTCAGCAAAATGAATACGGCGACTACACCACGCTGCAAGGTTTTGGACCTAAGCGTAAGGTTGTGCTGCAAAACGTAGATGGCGTTATGACGGCAATTAACGAGTCTGAACTTCAAGGTGGCGAGAAGTTTGGCACTGGAATCAGTGCAGTCGAACAGGCACGCATTGACAATGAGAAGAAACGTATTGAGATGGAAGGCACTCGGTTGGGGTATGACCGTGAGCGTATTGACCTTGATAAGAAACGCTTTGAGGAAGTCGAAAAGGCGAAGCTGGGAATGGAGCGTGAACAGCTTGGCATGGCCCGTCAACGTCTGAATTTGAGCCTACAAGAGTTCCAGCGTGGATCGTATGACCGCGTGCAGAACGAGGATGGCGTGTTCTACGTCCCGAAAGTGCCTGGCCTGCCCGTGATTCAAATTGCTGGCCCTGGTGGCGTACCGCTGAAGGGTGCTGCTGGTGGCAAGCCCACAGAGGCAGAGCAAAACGCTGCCGGTTTCGCGCAGCGTATGGAGCGCGTAACCGGAATCATCGACGCACTGCCTGTAGCGGCAGCGCCAGGAATGGGTTCTGCCATTGCAGGCGCTATCCCGCTTGTTGGCGGCGTGGCACAGCGTGGAGTTCAAAGCGAACAGACTCAGCAATTCCAGCAGGCGGCTAACGATTGGATACGCGCAAAGTTGCGTAAGGAATCTGGCGCTGCGATTGGCAAGGATGAGATGGATGCAGAATTTAGAACGTACTTCCCGCAAGTTGGTGACGGTCCAGCAGTCATTGCTCAGAAGGCAGCGGCTCGGCGTGTTGCTACTCAGGCTATGAAGACGGCGGCAGGGAAGTCATATGTGCCATATGTTCCTGAAGTACCAGCGCCAGCAGCCGGTGGCGCTCCGGTGCTGACGTGGGACCCAGTAGCAAGAAAATTTAAGTGAGTACATCATGCCTCAACTAGTCAACATTGAAGGCGTCGGGGTAGTCTCTTTCCCTGACGGTATGACCCAGGAGGAGATGGCCGCCGCGCTGTCTCAGCTACCTGGTCAGCGCAGCGTAGCGCAGGACCTGGTGCGCCAGGTAGGACTCACCTCCCGCGCAGCATTACCGGCCATGACGGGCGCTGCAATGGGTGGCATGGTAGGTGGCCCTCCAGGTGCTGCCATTGGCGCTTTGGGCGTCGGCCTGGGGACGATGGCAGTTGACCCTCTGGTGAGCCTGTTCAACCGCGCCACGGGCTACAACGTCCCCACCGCGTCGCAGGGGTTTGAGAACATTGCCACCCAGATGGGACTGCCAGCGCCTGAGACCCCAACAGAGCGCGTGATGAGCGACATTGTTCGCGCCGGTACTTCCACTGTCGGATCGGCGCGTGGCGCTGGCGTAGTCGCGCAGAACCTGGCTAACGCCAACCTGATGCGCGGCCAGGCCGCGGGTATCCCGTCCGAGGTGTTCAACCTACTCTCGCGCTACCCAGCGCAGCAGGTGGCCGCTGCTGGTGCGGCAGGCGCTGCCGGTGGCACTCTGCGCGAGTCAGGAGCCAGCCCAGGCGCTCAGATGGGCGGTGCGATGCTGGCGGGTATGGTCGCACCTGGTAGCCCTAAGCTGCCGTTCACTCAGCGTGCGCTGGCAGCACCGGCCACCGTAGTGCAACCGTTCACCCAAGCTGGCCGCGAGGTGATTGTGGGTAACGTGCTAAACCGGCTGGCGACCAACCCAGAGGCCGCACAAGCGCGTTTGGCTGCCGCTGCACCCCTAGTACCAGGCGTGCGTCCTACAACTGCTGGCGCGGCATTTGACCCTGGCCTGGCGGCGTCTGAGACGGCTATAAGGGCGCTGGATCAGTCTGGCGCTTTCCCATCTCAAATTAGCGGTAACCAGCAGGCTCTGCTGGACGCATACCGCCGACTGTCTGGTGGACCAGGCTCAGTCCCCTACGCCGAGACAAAGCGTGCGGGGATCACCGGCCCTATGCGTGAGCAGGCGTTTGAGGGACGCGCACCTGTCACGGCAGACGCTATCGAGGCGCAGATTCAGTCAACCATGAGTGACCCCATGAAGCAGCGCGGCGTGGTGCTGGACGCCATGCAAGAGGTGCGCAGGCTCATCAACGCACGCAAGGGTCCAGATGGCACTCTTGACCCTGCCGCGCTGTACAGCGTGCGCAAGGACATTGCCGATATGATGTCCGGACGTCTGCAAGGCGAGAAGGCCAACCTACGCCTAGCGCGTGGTGAGTTAGCAGACCTGCTTCCCGTCATCGACAACACGATTGACTCTGGCGCTCCAGGGTTCAAGGCGTACATGGAGAAGTACGCGAAGATGTCGGGTCCTATCGACCAGATGCGCCTGCTGCAAGACATCGAGCGTCGCGTCACCACCGGCCAGCCTAACGTGATGACGGGTGAGCCGGTGCTGGCCGCTGGCGCGTTGCGTCGGCAACTAGCTACTCGCGCAGAAGAGATCGGCGCAGAGTTGTCACCAGCAGCGCAGCGCAGGCTGGACGCCATCATCACTGAGATCAATCGCGGGATGGCGGCCACAGCGCCAGGTGTAAAGGTTCCAGGCTCCGACACGTTCCGCAATATGTCGATGGGCAACATGATTGGAAAAATCTTCAGCGAGTCGATGGCAAGCAACACGACGCTGCGCACCATGACCCGTCCGCTGGACTTCCTGTACAAGCTGCCTGATGACAAGATTCAGCAGTTGCTGGTGGAGGCTATGCTTGACCCGCAGACGGCGGCTGTGCTGATGAGCAGGGCCAACATGATGAAGGTGGAGCCTCTCGCTAAGTCACTGCGCGAGAAGGCAATTCGTATGGGCATGGGAAGCGCAATTGGCGCGGCACAGGAGTAAGACGATGGCAACAGCATACCCAGGCGGTCTGCGCAAGCGCGGTGGCTTGCTGGACGAGTTTATGGCTCCAGACTACAGCTACCTTGCACGCAGGGCAGAGTTAACGCCCAAGCAGCGCGAGTACGCCGCGAATGCACCGATAGATTTTCTGCGGGGTACGTTTGCTGGTCTGCTTGGAGCACCGGCTGATGTTGCGAACATCCCGCAGTCGCCAATGCCAATGGAGCAATTCGGTGAGTACAGCTACGCGCCAGCGCAAAAGATTCCATACGGGTCTGAATATTTCCTAAAGAATCTTCCATTGGCTCCGGCAGAAGATAACCCGCTGGGCAGAGTTGCCGGCCAGATTGGATCATTCGCCCCAATGGTTCCGGTGCAAGCTGCACGCATGGCCGGTAAGGGTGCGATGGCCGCGGGACGTGCTGGTGAGCGCCTAGCGGAGCGCGTTGTGCCGCAAGTTATGGAACGTGGTGGCCTGCTGAGTGAGATGGTTGGTGCTATGGGTCAGGGGACTACGTCAGGAATGGTCGCAAAGAGTAGCCCGGCTCTTGATTTAACTGGCGCTTTACGGCCTGGCAAAGCACCAGTAAGAGGCGAGACAAGCAAAGAACTTGTACGTCAACAGAAGAAATTGTTATCTGATGATGAAAAAGAAATTCTAGATACCCTCAAGCAAAAGTACCCTGATTTTGCAAGTGCATCTAAATTTATGACAGGGCAAGAAGTCCAGAAGTTAATTCGCTCTGAATCAGCGGTGAAAGAAGTAAGCCAATTGCTGTCAATACTTCCTAACGCCAAGGAAATGTCTTCAATGGCTAAAGCTGGGCAACCGAAGCAGGGTTGGTACAGGGCGTCTACGCAAGCAATTATCGATGTATTTGGTGCTGATGATGCGCCAAGGTTTGCGTCATTGCTTGCAGCACTGTCACCGCAAACAAGCGTAGAGATGAATTTACTCAATACGCTGAACACCTGGAAAAATTGGACTGCTGCTGGCCGCCCAACTGATCCTAGGGCCATCAAGGAAATTATGGGCCGCAGTGTGAGTGGCACTAAGGGCGAAGAGTCAATTTTGGGTGCATGGGAAAATAACGCATTCAGATCTCTCTCAGCGCCAGATCCTACAAAAGTCACTTTGTCCGGTCCTAAAGTAGATTCGTTCTACAAAAATCTTGCTGATGATGTCTACAAGGTAACAAACGACGCATGGATGGCGAATGCTCTTGGAGTAAATCAAAATCTGTTCAGCGGATCTCCTACAGCATTGCAGCTTGCAAAGGGTGATCCTGGTCTGACTCCTGGATACATTGCCACCAACGCCAGACTTAGGCAAGGCGCTCAACAAGCTGGGATGTTCCCATCGGAAGGCCAGGAAACAATTTGGTCGCTTGCGATGCCCTTGATGGAGGGCCAGACATCAATGGGATTGCCAGCCAGGGCAATACTGGATCAGGGTAAGTTGACGCCAGATATTATTCGAGGAACTCCTGATTTCTCTACTTTGCTCAACCAAGGTAACTATCAGGATATTTTGCGTCGCGCTGGGTATGAGGAACAATTGGCGGCATTGAAACCATATGAGTGGAGTCCATCAAATGTCCAACTATCCATGTCTGAACAACGTGATATTGATTCACTTGCAAAAAGACTTGAAGAATTGCAAGGCTTTAGGCAAATGGAGTCCCGCGGGAAAGTAATTAGCCTGCCTCGAAATCCGCAAAATCTACCCGACAGGGCGATTGGTGCTGAAACCTACGAAATGATACCTTTCCTAGGTAGCGGCCACCTTGAAGAATTGATAAATCAACCGGCTGGATCACGCGCAAACTTTTCATCTCGCGCTGCTTCAGCATTCCAAGACGTCCAAGGACGAGACATTTTGTCCAGGTCTTTGCTGGATGAAAACGTACTGAAAACAAGAGGTATGCAAGGCGCATACCGGCCACCAGGTGGAGTTCCATTTGTAGGGCCAGCATCGGAAACTGGATTACGCGCTCCGACATTAGCAAAAAATCCAATTGAAACCAATACTGGTTTTGCCAATCGTTTTGAAGTGCCGGTGACATACGCCAGCCCAGTGTCAAAGGTTGGTCCGGCTTTGAATTACCCACAAATACCTAGAAAAACTCAAGAGAAACTTGGCGCTGTAGCTGCTACCAGGGGGCTACTTACGGCCCAGGGTGGATCGCCTTACAACGTGCAAGTGCCATATGCCAAGGGTGAAAGTATGTTCTTCCCATTGGAGAAGAAAGTCGGCGAAGATGAAATTAGGTATGCCTACAATTTGGCCGGAGATGAAATACCTTTAGCAGATTATGGAACTGGTGTTGCGGGGTTAAATTTTGGTAAGAGATTGCCTGCTGCTGATA